CAGGTGTTTCTTTAAAAGAAGCATTTGCACATATTTACGGAAAAAAGAAAGTTGTTAAAAAATCAGTTAAAAAGGTTGCTCGTAAAAAAGCAGTTAAAAAAGTTGCTAAAAAAAGAATTGCCGGGCCAAAAGATAGTGCAATAGTTAAAAAAGAATTAGCTAAAAAAGGATTAAAAATGCCACATGGTTACGCAACCATTAAACGTAAACGCAAAATTAGTGGTGTAAAAAAGAAAAAAATTACTGAAACAGGTATTTTAAGTAGAATACATAAAGTAAAAAAAGATGTTGAAAGATTAGATGAGGCACAACATAAACACATGATTGGTAACGTAAAATTTTATATATAATGAATAATGTAGTAGTAAATATTAAGTATGGTGGATATTTAGTAAAATTTCCATATAGAGATGATCTAAATTTTTTTGCATCAGAAGAAGAAGCATTAGTTACTGGATTAGAAGCATTTAAAAGTACATATACTCCAAAAGTGTTTAGTATTTTACGTAGTTATCAAAATTTTAAATTAAAAATATTAACAAAAAAAGATTTAGAAACAATTACACAAAATGTAAAATCATATTCTAAATTAAAAAGTAAATTGTAAAAATTTTCCAAAAACAAATAAAAATCAAAAAAATGGCAAGAAGAAAATCTAAAGCTAAAAAATCCACATACAGACGTCGCAGAAGCGGTATGTCAAGTATGAAAGGTACATTTGCATCAGCTGCTTATTTAATAGGTGGTGGTGTAATTGCTCAATTCGTTGGTAATATGGTAAGTAAAGCAACGGCATCAAGCACAATGAGTGCAAGTACTAAATCATTAGTAAGTGGTGCAGTTCCTATTGTAGCAGGTGTATTAACTCCACGTTTTATTAAAGGAGATGTAGGTGCCAAATTAGGTGCTGGTATGATCGCCGTAGGTGGTGTTAAAATTTTGCAAAGCACAGGTGTATTACAAGGTGTTGGAGCAATGATGAATCCATATCGTAATGAGCCTGTACGTAATATTGCAGGCACTCAATTAGCAAGCAAAGGATCATATATTGCAGGTGTAAGAAACGCAGCAATTTGCGAAACTTGTTAATCAACTTTTTTCACTTTTAATAAAATATAAAATATAATACAATTATGGCAACTCAAATGGGACAAAGATTAGTATTCGAAAATTCAAGAATGCTGATCAATCAATTAGGTTACGATACTTCTCATGCAGTATTAACTCCTTCTTATTTACGTAGTGAGGTACTTTTAACAACTTCAAGTGCATCTTACCACGTACCTGTATTAATCAATGATAATACAAACGGAACTCCAACAGTTCGTGAACAAAGATTATCTTTACAAGATTTATTTATTGTAAGTGCAATTCAAATTACTTTAGTAAGTGGTGCATCTACAAGTGCGGTTGCACAATCTTATACATATCCAAATAAAACTGCTTTCTCAACAGGAAACGCACAATTGTATTCTTTATACAATGGTTATTTGAATATTCAAGTAAACAATCAAAACGTACTACCTAAATGGCCTGTATTACAACATTTAGACGTACCACAAGCACAACAAAATACAAACTTTAACGCTGCAACTGCTACAAGTCCTGCACAATATTTAATTGATCAAGTAAGTTTTGATCAATATGCAGTTCAAGTGTGTGAGCCAAATATTGTATTAAATGGTGCAAGTAACATTAACGCAAGTATCGTATTACCAGGTGCGCCAAGTACTTTGGATTCTAATACTTATGTTTGTGTGAATTGGTATGGTATCTTAGCACAAAACTGTACTTCAGTAAAATAACTTTTGCGAAGTTTAAACGCTACCGCCGGCGGTCGGACATTACCGCCATTTTTTAAATTATTAAAAACGCATTTATGATACGTATAGATAGATTTGAAGCGGTTGAAATCTCGGTTCCAAGTGGATCGACATTAACCCGTTTTTATTTCCCGGATTTACCAAATTTGCGTAATGCTAAAATAACTGCAATTCAAGTTTATACTGCGGGTACAATTACTGCAACTCCCCTAACAGGTAGTACGCCGGTAACAACTGCGGATCTTAAAAAGTCATTTTTGACTTTATATGAAGGTGATTTACAATTGATTTACAATACTCCTATGTTAGGATTGAATAACATTGTAAATAGTGCTGCTGATCCTTATGTATTTGAACTTCCTGCAATTAATGGTATTACAATTTCATGGGTAAAATCTTATGTAGTATTACCAACGGCATTAAGTACTACTAACGTAGCTTATTCTTTTGGTGTTTATTACCATTTTTAAATTATAATAGTATGGCTGTCAACAACGCAATGGTTACAGGCACACGCGGAATTATGGAGTGGTTTGATGATAATTCATCCACTCCGTATTATTCTGTTTGGTCGGGGCCTAAACAAATGAATTTTTCTTGGAATGATGATGACCAAGATGCAGGAAGGCAAATATTAGAAAAAAATATATCCGCTTTTGAACAAAACGGCGTAGGAACTTTATTGACATTAAAGTTGCACCCTAAAAAAGATAAGGCAGGACACATTACTAATGTAACCCCTCATTATGCTTCAATTCAATTTAGACCGGCTGAATTAGAAAGAGCCATCTATAATCCGCATCATATTGCAGGTGTAAGAGAAAATGACAATACACAATTATTGAAAGCAATGATTGAAAATCAAAACTTAATATTGTCAAAATTAAGTGAAAGAGAATTTGAAGAAGATGAGCCTATTGAAAAAGATACATTCACAGAATTATTAAAAAGTCCACAAATACAGGGATTAATGATTGCAGGTGTAAGTAAATTTTTAGGATTGACAGATGGTGGATTAGGTACTCCGACAGGTATCGCAGGAATTAATGACAATATAGAGGAACCAATACAAATATTAACTGATTTAATGAGCAAGGGCGTTACTATTGAACATTTAAGAAAATTGAATGAAATGAATAGTATGAAATTAGCTTCATTGTTAGCTATGTTATAACTTTTTTAACCTTTGATAAAATGCCAATTAGTAAAGAAAACGAAAAAATATTAATTTATGCCTTAGGCATAGGTGCAGGTTATTTTTTTGTTATACAACCATTATTAGTAAAATTTGGTATAATAAAAAGTCCGGCATTAAGACAACAGGAATTAGAACAAGGTCAAAATATTGAAGATTATTTGAATCAATCATTATCAAAACAAACGCCAACAAAAACCAAAGGAGAATGGCAAATAATCGCAAATAATATTTATAACGATCTTTCTAAATCCTCAATAGCTGATAACAAAACAGATGCCGGTTATCAAATTTCAAGGGTACAAAATGATGCTGATTTTTCTTTATTATACGACACTTTTGGTAAAAGACAGGAATATTATTTTGGGATTCCTACCAATGGATTACAGGATTTAGTGCAATTTATTGTAGGTAATTTAGATAGAACTGAAATAAATAAAATAAATGATAACTATTCCAGAAAAGGAATAAAATTTAGATTTTAATATGAAAACAGGAACAATAAAATTATTAGGTGGATTAGCAATTGCATACATACTTTTTTCATCCTTTAAGAAAAAATCCTTAACAGGAAATGTAAAAGCATATTTGCATCAAAGTAATGTTCCGACCGGAACAACGGAGGTGTTTTCAAAAGATGGTACACAGGTGTATGATAACAATTTTAATGTTATTTATACTTATGATACCGCAGGTATCGGAATGACTATGACCGGTGTAAAAGGTACTGAAATGCTATCTGTTGTAATTGGTCAAAGTTTTATGAATGGTATTCCGGGATTCGTATTTAAAAACGATATTCAATATTTATAATATGGAAGAGAAAAATCAAAATATTTTATTATTAGCTTTAGCAGGTTTTGGTATTTATTATTTTTTAAAAAATAATAAATTACCGGCTCCTGTTGTTCCCCCAACAACAGGTGGCGGTAATGTAGTTCCGGTTCCATCAAGACCGGATAGACAAATAATAACTCCTGTTGAGCCAATTTATCAAGCACCAATATTTGAAGAAAGAGATCCTGTAATTGCAGAGCCTATATATAATGCTCCTGTAGTAGATCAACCGATTGTTGTAACTCCGGAAAAAGGTAAAATTGATGTTCCACCTACTGCAATAGTTCAATCACCTGTTTATGATTATGTTGAGCCACCTGCATCAATTTGGGATGAACCAATTATATATGATCCTATTTATTATGCACCTGTTATAGATGCTCCTATTCAATATACACCGGATAGAGGTAAAATTGATGTACCACCACCTGCAATAGTTCAAGCACCTATTTATGATTATGTTCAGCCACCTGCATCAATATGGGATGCACCAATTATAGATGATTTTTATCCAAAAGAAAGAATTATAACTCCTGTTGAACCAATTTATAATGAACCAATATACCAGGAACAAATATTTCAACCGGAGCCTGTATATAATGAGCCAATATATCAAGCACCTATTTATAATCGTATAACACCTGTTAAACCAATTTATAATGAACCAATATACCAGAAACAAATATATCAACCGGAACCAACTTCTATTTATGAAACAAATCAATATTCACAAAGTGTAAATGATTTTGTTAATAATATACCATTTTTAGGAATGTTATATGAAAGAGATGAGCCTGTTGAATACGATTTTGAACTAAAAAGAAGATAATTATATGAAAAAAGAAGATAATTATATGAAAAAAGAAACATTGTTATTATTAGGTATTGTTGGTTTAGGATTGTATTTATTTTATAGAAATAAAAAAAGTGTAATTGTTCCAAGTGGTGCAACTGCAAATCCAAATGAGCCTCAAAATGATACAGGAACGCCAATTGAACAAAAGTTAGATGCAAATAGTAAATTAATTGCAGATAATTCATACAGGGCATATTTTTCACTTTCGGGATATAAAAAATTAGGTAACATACCAAATACTATTTAATATGAATGATGTTAAAATAACCGCATTAAAATACGAAGTAGATTTTTATACTTGTGATGTCAGCCAATATATTGGTGGTTATGAATATAATGGTTTAACTTTTGTTAATTATGGTACAAGTACCGTAAAAATTGAAAATATTGTTTTACAACCAAATCAACAATTTGAGATTTCTGGTAATACTGGAGAGGTTACAAATCAAAGATTTTTTGTAAATTTTGGAACGTCAACAACTGGAAACAACGTAGTTGTTGTAAGAAAAAGATATTTAAATGTTTCATAACATAAAAATAAAAAAATGAGTTTAAGAGTATATTACGAGGTATTGAATCAAAAAGGAAGTCCTGCATTATATACAGATACTTTTGCGAATAGACCTGCTTTTGGTTTTCAAGGTCGTTTATTTATTTCAACGGATACGGCACAAATTTTTGAAGATACTGGTACTGCTTGGACATTAATTGCGGATGCTGGTGGTAGTGGTTTTGTACCATATACTGGAGCAACGGCAGATGTTAATTTAGGATCATTTGATTTAACTGCTGATATAGCTATTGCTAATCAAATTAAAGCAGTTGGAAGTGGTGGATTATCAATAAATGCAAATAGTGGAACACAAATTGCCGTATTAGGTGCCGGTGGGGGTGCTAATATGACATTATATGGTGGATTAACAGGTACAAGTGCAAGTTTTAGTGGATTAACAACAATAACTGGATCAACAACGGCATCAAGTGGTATTGCAAGAGGTGCTAACATTACTTCCACATTAATTGCTTCAGCAAATGGAGATACGTTAGTTGGATTAGATATAAACCCTACGTTTACTAATGGAGCGTTTACTAATGTAACGAATTATGCTGCAAGAATAAGTGGAATACTTGCAGGTGTAACTCAATATATGACAACAGGGGCTTCTGAAACAGCACATTATTTAGAATTAATATCTACTACTTCTACTAATGGTTATGTTAACTTTAGAAGGAATGGTAGTATAAATGGATTAACTGCTTATCAACTATCAAATCACGGTAGTGGTACATCTGCGCAATTATCATATGATAGTGGCACAGGAGAAACACTATTAACCACTACACAATTTTTAAGTTTTGCTACAAATAGTATAACAGGTATGCAAATGTTTAGAACTACACGAAATGTACTTCTACAAAATGGGGGAACATTTACCGATGCAGGATACCGTCTTGATGTTAATGGTACTGCAAGGGTGAGTAATTTATTAACTGCAACTGCGGGTATTTCATCAGCAGATACTATAACAAGTGGAAATGGTACTGTTAATACTTATATGACTTTTGCATCTACATCTGGTATAATAGGAACATCATCTAATCACGGTTTACAAATTAGAACAAATAATATTGAAAGAGTAAGAATATTTACAAATGGTAATGTTGCTATAAACTCAAGTATTGATAATGGTCAAGGTACATTACAAGTTTCTGGAAATATATATGTAACTGGAATTGGTGCAGCCGGTAGCACATATACTGTAAGTTCAACATTAAGTACAGCATATTATCACGTATTTACTGGTGCTGCCGGTCAAACATTAACATTGCCAAGTCCAGCATCTAATAATGTTCAATATGTTATTATAAATAATACTGCAAATACCGTTACCGTTGCTGCTGCAACAAGTACAAATATTGTAACAACAACTGGTACAAGTGTGGCAAGTATTACATTAATTGCTAATCAAAGAGTTTTTATATTAGCAGACGGAGGCATTAAATATTATCAAATATTCTAAATTAAAATAAAAATGAAACAAATTCAACCCGTATCAATTTGGTACAACGGATCTTTTACAAACGCCAACATTTTTAACCTTTATGTTATTAATGACAATTTAAGTACAAGTGCAACATTTTATTATGCTTTATATAGTGGCACAATAGATGAATTAGGTACTAAATTAGCAGAAGGTAATTTAACAATGACTGGATTTGATTATGATGCATATTCAAGCAGTCCAGATTCAAATGCTTATGCTTATCAATGGGGTGCAACACAATTAAACCTAACAATTATATAAATATGGAAACTACAAAAGCATTAGAAATTATCAAAGCATTAATTGATGAATCAATTAAAAGAGGTGTAATGGTAAACATTGATACCGCAGTACAGGTAGCAGAAGCGTTTAACACAATTGTAAAAGAAGTTCAAGAAAAAGTAAATGAGCAATAACGATTTAGATCATACAAGTATATCCGGAGCAATAATAAGCGTAGGAGCTTACATATTAAGCATTAATCAAATTAATATGATTGCCGGTACTATGTTTATGCTTTTAAGCGGTATTGCTTCAATTACTACTATTATTTACAACATTAAAAAGATTAAAAATGAAAAAAAGTTATAAAACTACAATATTCGGGTTATTATCGGCAGTTGGTGGTTTCTTTGCTTCAAATAGCACAGGAAAATTGCAAGGTGTAGGACAAGTTGTAGCTACAATAAGTACCTTTTTGTTAGGTGCATACGCACAGGATTCAAAATGATAAACAATGACAAAAAACGAAAAATACGTTTTAGGGTTGTTGGGAACGGCATTAATTATATATATGTTAAGAAAAAAAATAGCAACCGCACTAAATAAAACGCCATTTGGAGTTATTAGTGATAAGATTTTTAACACAATTAGCTCTTTTGAGGGGTTTTATCAAGTGCCATATTACGATTTTACAGGATATTCCGTAGGTTATGGATCTCAATATAATTGGGATGCTAAAAGACCAGTAATAAAAACGGATATAATTGACAAAGCAACCGCAAAGCAATGGTTAATTAATGATGCTATGGAAGATTACAAGGTAGTACAATCTATTGTAAAGGTTCCTGTAACTGATAATCAATTAATTGCTTTAAGTTCATTAAGCTATAATATAGGAATTGGTGCATTTAGAAATAGTACTTTGCTTAAATTACTAAATGCAGGTGCATATAAAGATGCCGTAGCTAATGAATTTGATCGATGGGTATTTGCAGGTGGTCAAAAGTCCGAAGGTTTAAAAAAACGCAGACAGGCTGAAAAGCAACTTTTTCTAAGTTAGATTGTTTTTTCATAATAGGTAGGTTTTATTGGTGTACGAGCCGGGTTTTTACCCGGCTTTATTTATTTACATATAAACGCTTATAATAGGCATTTGTTTCCTTAAAATACAAATTACAATAGTGTGCCTCAATTTTCTCTAAAAACCGCATAAAAGTACTCAAATTTGAGATATTTCGGTATTTCCTTACTATCTTATCATTTTCAAAAAAAACGATTGCAGTATAGAGTGTTTTTGCCATTTTATAGCTTTTTAGGGTTAATTATAAAAAATTTACTTCCAAGATAATCAAGGCTCTTTATTTTGCGAGTTATAAGCAATTTGCTTAATGCTCTTAAAATAGTGATCCTTTTGTATTTAGTTACCTCAATTAAATCATTTAAACAGGCTCCTTTACGATCCTGTATAATAAAATAAATTTTTTGTGTGTAATTCATAATTTGCTATATTTGTGGTGAAAAAAGTTGCCGGTTTCGGTATTGAATGTTAGTAAGTATTCAATTGGTCGCCCCTAAAAAGGCGACCTTCTTTTTTTTATTGAGTTAAAAAATCAATATGACATTTAGCTGAAATCAATGTTTTGTGATATGAATTATCAATACCACAAACAAATTGACCGCCAATTTCATAGATGTAATAACCTAAATAATAAATCTTTTTCATATTTATTTGTTTATAAGTTTATAAAATAAATTTTTTAATAATTCCCATAAAATGATAGTTAATATTATTTTCATTTCATTATTTTATATTGTTTCAAAATGTGTTTAAAAAATACCCATAGCATTAATATAAGTGTAAATATTACCGCACATAAAAATTTAAAAGACAATACAATAAAAAATATAAGTTTTTTCATAAAGGTTAAAAAAGTTATCGGAGTTTATATTTATTATTATGGTCTTTCACAACGTAGGCATTACTGATCCATAGTTTCATTAATTGCTTTGCGTAGGTATTAGATTCCGCAGTTCGTTCCTTAATTTCATCTACAATCTCACTATATAACATTGATATTGTTACTATTTGTTTACATAGCCTTTGAGATTCCAGAGCATTCAAATCCGATGCTTTATTACCTTTCTTTTTTACTGATTCATTTGTTACCTGTTCAAATTTACCATTAAAATTCATTAATGTAACCGGCTCAAAATCCGCATCCGATCGCATAAATCGTGATTGCATTACAAAAGTATTATTTTCTTTGTCTTTTTTAACTTCTAATGTAGATTGAGCAAAACGATCTGAATGGGAACCAATAACCCCTGTCGTATGATCGTTGGATTTATTAAAATGCAATACTGAAATAATCAATAAATCATAAACTTTGGTAATTTTTTTTAACCATTTAGTTAACATTGATGATTCAGTTTCATCATTGTAATTGGTAATAAGGTCAAGCAATCCATCTAATACTAATATGGAGCAATCCGGATTTAATTCTAAATACCTTTCAACCATCTTTCTAATTGTTCCCGTGCCATCCTCTCTAACTTGAAAAGAATCAAAATTTTTAGGTATATGGGATAGGTCGGCAAAATTTAATATTTGCTTAATTCTTTTGTAATAATCGTAATCAGATGATTCGGTATCAAACAGGCATAGCCTTTGCCTTTGTTCCGGTAAATTTATTTTCATTGTAAAAATATCGTATGGAACAAATGCAGAGGCAATGCAAGAATTTAAAAAACTTGATTTACCTGCTTTCGGCAATCCTCCATAGATAACGTATGCTTGAGTGCTACCGACCGCTTTACCTCCAATTCGTAAAATTACATTTTCGTTATCTGGGATGTGGTCGGGTTTATATTTTCGCAGTTCAAGTAATTGGTCAATGGATGGTTTTTGAATGTTAGTATTGATTTCCATTTACCAATTTTGGAACATTGCGACAACTACAAAAGCAAATATTAATATAATTATTGCTTCAAAATTATGATTGGATGAGGGTTGGTATTGATTCTTTTTCATTTAAAATATCTTTTTGGATTTGTTCCAATGATTGTAAAATTTTAGTTGCATCTTCAATTGATACTTTTATCAATGTTTCCGGTAGTATATTTTCTTTATAAATTGTCTTGTAAATTTCCAAAGAAAAATATTCAAGTTTTGTTAATCCATTACTCGGAAATCCTATGCCTCCAAATTTATCCTGTATAGGCATAGTTGTAAAAGCATTACTAATTAATGTTTTCATAAATTTTTAAGTTTAAATTTTAAAGTTTCTAAATCCCTGTTTAATTGTTCAACACTATCCTCAATCAAATTCCTTAATTCCTGTTCCAATTGGAAAGGAAATACAAATTGATCAAGAATAACAAATTCCTGTTTGAAATCTTTGTGTGCTTCAAACATAATCCGAATGTTGTTCCAATTTTTTAGAGATTGTAATTGATCCAAAACTTCTATTCGTTTTTGGATTCTCATAATGTCGAGGAGTGTATGCTCCTGCAATGTTGCATTTGCCATAATTAGCGGTTTAATGTTAGTAATAACCAAAAATATAAAAATTTTAGTTATTACCAAATATTATTTGCTTTTTATGTAAATAAAGGTGAAAAAAGTATATTGTAAAGGTCGTTTTACGGGTACTTTAGAAATTATATTCGACCATCTATGATGGTGCGAATATAATTTTATTCTACGAATATAAGACAAAATGTACCCTAAATTTATCCACATTTTTAAAATTTAACAAAAAAGGTCATTTTTTGCTTGTTTTGTTATATAATTCACGTATTTTTACGTACAATTAATTCAATGGAAAAAAATTATTTGGGTTGGATTATAGCAGGTATAATAGGTTATATTGCTTATAGCAAATTCTTATTATCAAAAAGCATCAATGTTTTTTTTAAGAATTTAGATTTTTCAAGGATTAGTTTAACTGATCCTACATTGTTATTACAAGTTCAAATTAATAATCCGACAAATACAACGGCTGATTTACAAAATATTCGTGGTGATCTTTATATTGATGGTGCAATGGTTGGTAGTGTGTTTGGTATTACGCCATTAATAATTGAAAGAGGATCAAGTATTATAAATATTCCTGTAACATTATCTTATTTAGGAGTTGCGGATCTTATAAGAAAATTTAAAACAAATCAATTTTCTTTAGAATTTGTCGGAAATATGGTTGTTGATTTTATTCCTATTCCATTAGAATTTAAATATAATTTTTAATGGTAAGTGCAAATACTATATTAGGAAAATTAAGCCCATTTTTAAATCAACAAAGTGTTGTTGTTGAAAATCAAGGTGTAAATGATATTATAAGTGGTATATTAGAAACACATAATAAATATCAAAAGGAATACGATAAAATATATCCTTATTTTATTGGTAGTGATCTTTATGAAACTTCAAAAAATATTTTTGATTTTTTAAAGAAAAATGTACCATATTCAATCGAATCCAATGAATTGCAATTTCTTAAGTCACCCGCATCTATAATTTCAACTCCTTCCGATTGTAAATCATATAGCCTTATGGCCTGTGGTTTGGCAGATTCTATTAGAAGAAACACAGGTGAAGATATTGAGGTATTATACAGGTTTGCATCTTATGATCCATTTGACAAAATACCTCAACACGTGTTTTGTGTTGTGCGTGGTGATGGTGAGGAATTTTGGATTGATCCTGTATTAAATAAATTTGATGAAAAAAAACAACCTTATTTTTTTAAAGATAAAAATATAAATAAAATGTCATTAGTAGGATTAAGCGGTTTTAGTAATGAAAATATCAACGATAATAGTAACATGGGTAGTACTTTTACTGATATATTTGAAAAAGTATTAAATAAAACTCCGGATATTATTAACGCATCAAGAGATGGAATGCCAAGTGGTGGATCTTCAAGTAGTAATCAATATAGATATATACCACCGCCACCATCATCAGAAAGTACAGGTATGAGTACAAATACTATTTTACTCATAGCAGTTGCAGGTTTAGGTATTTACTTTTTAACAAAAAAGAAATAATGAACAACGTAGGATATGTAGGATATAAATATAAGCCCAATACAATTGGATTTCCCCCCGCAGGTGGTGTAACATTAGCTACCGGCGGAGCAGCTTTGCCTATAACTGCTATAATTGATGGTGCTATTGCCGTATTACCATTTTTAATTCCTTTTTTAAAAAATGTATTTAAAAGTCCTGCAAAAGATTCTAGAAAAATAATTGATGCGTTAAAACCACAATTACAAGGTAAAGATGCACGTGAAAGATTAGGATTAGTAATTGCAGCAGGTCAAAAAATTGATAATGCAGCAAAAGATGTAGAAGCTAGAGAATTATTATTATGGTATAGACAAGCATATCCAAATGATTATCAAATATTATTACCAGAAGATAAAATATACTTTAACAATTACATTTTATCAATAAGAAATACAAGAGGGGATGGAAATAATATGTATGCAAATTTAGATCAAGCAATGTTTACGCAAAATGAAATTAATTATGGTGCTAGTCCTGTACAAAGCATTACAAACATATTATCTAATAAAAACAATTTATTAATCTATGGCGGAATAGCTTTAGCATTATTATTATTATTAAAAAAGTAAAAAATGACACAGGCGCAAAAAATAGCAAAGGCAAAATTTAAACAAGCAATTGCATATAGAACTAAAACAGGTGTTTCTTTAAAAGAAGCATTTGCACATATTTACGGAAAAAAGAAAGTTGTTAAAAAATCAGTTAAAAAGGTTGCTCGTAAAAAAGCAGTTAAAAAAGTTGCTAAAAAAAGAATTGCCG